ATCAGTCTTGACATTTATGGTGTAATTTATAGTACCAGGTATGGTACTTGTGACATTAAAAAAAATAAAGGATGGACCGAAAGTTGATTCTGAAGATCTTTGACAAGTGGACGAATCACTCGCTGAACAAATGATACTAATAATTGAAGTTGAGTTGATCTCGCATAAAATGCGAGGGTGAGATCCAACAGGAACTGTGGTGTTACCAGAGGAGTCGATATTTCCATTTTCTAACACAATACCTTTGATTGAGAAGAAATTAGATGAAGTCATTTATTATATTAATATAATAAATGGTTGAAAAATTAAATATAGCGAGTTTATCTGTCGATTTTTTTAAAAATAAGAGGGATTATGTACTGATATATATAATCCTAGCTTTAGCATATCCATTGGGTAGTATTGTAGTGCCACATTTTTATGGAAAAATGATAGAGGAAATTATTAAGGGAAAGGTATTTAAAGAAACTATAATGAGTATGGGTGGGGCGTGGATGAGTTCAATTGGTGGTATATATTTATTGACAATGATAGATAATATAGTGATGCCAGAGTTTCGTTCATATCTTTATAGTTGTATAGCTAGATTTGTGTTTGAAAATTATAAAGAGAGTTATACAACTATAAAGATAGGAGAGTTGATATCGAAGTTATCAAAATTGCCTTTTCTGATATTAGAGGTGTTTTATCAGGTTCGTAATAATTATATCCCGATGTTGTATATGTCGATATTCGCTACACTTTATTTTTTTAGTATTAACAAGGGATTGGGGATGATGATATTGGGAGTGTTATTATCATTTTTTGTAGTTATGTTGTGTTCTTTGAAGAATTGTATGCCTTCTTGTATAATTTCAGAGTCTTGTAATGATAAATTAAATGAGGAGTTGCAAGATATACTGGAGAATATATTAAATGTTTATACAAGTGATAGTGTTGAAGATGAGTTGAAAGATATAAGTTTTAAGGATATAGATACACATAAGTATTTTAAGGAATGTTTAGGATGTGCTTCAAAGTACAAGTTTATATTTAGTAGTTTGTATTTAGTATGTTTTTTTATGATGGCGAGGTATGTGTATTCTCTGTTTAAGAGAAATAAGATTGATGTGTCCCAGGTGAATAGTATATTTATGGTATTGTTATATTTATTATCAGCTGTAGATAATACATTGCAGTATTCTCAGGATACAGCAAGTTATATAGGAAGTATTATAGATATACAGGATTATATCGATAATTTAAATAGAATTTCATTAGAAACTGATGTGTATATATCTAAGATGAATAGAGATATATACACAGGACAAGTTGATGGTTTAGATGGGAAGATAGAGTTTAAAAATGTTGATTTATGTTTCAAGGATGAGAAGGGAAATGAATTGTGTATAATGGAAAATTTTTCTTATGTAATACAGGCTGGTGAAAAGATTGCTATAACAGGAACTGTTGGAACTGGTAAATCAACTTTGTTAAAGTTAATTTTAAAGTTAACTTACCCAACTTCTGGAAAGGTTTTACTGGATGATAAAAATCTACCTTATGATCTTATAAGGAAAAATGTGAGTTATATATCACAACATCCAGTTTTGTTTAATAGAACATTGTATAAAAATATAGTATATGGTACAGATAAAAATAGAAGTGATGTTGAACACCTTATGAATGCTTATAATTTACAAGGAGTATTTGGTAGACATACCTTAGATTCTGATGTAGGTAAATCAGGAAATAAATTGAGCGGAGGGCAAAAACAGATGGTTGTACTGTTGAGAGCTATTTTGAGGGGTTCATCAATTATATTATTAGATGAGCCAACTTCATCTTTAGATAAGGATTTAAAGAAAGTTATGATGAACTTAGTATTTAAAGCCTTTAGAAATAATACTGTTGTAATGGTAACTCACGACCATGAAATAGTTCCGATGTTTAGTAGTGTATTAATATTATGAATGTCTCCGCCATTGGCTACAAGTTATTTAAATATGAAAGTAATAAAGTTTTTGTTGTCTGTAGACCCTGACAATTAATTATATTTTCTAGATCTATAAGACAATTTTGTATTTCTCCTGGTATTCTTGTATCAACTTGATGTGATGTGATATTATCACCATGCTTAATTCTGACAAAAATACTATAGTTATCATCAGAGTATACAATGGATACTCTGTTTTGTTGATCAACAATATTATTCATTTATATAGTATTTGTATTTCTTTAGGGTGGTTTAAGGTCCGTTTTGCATACATGTTTAGATTTAGGTATAACCTCTGGTATTGGAATTGTTTCTGATATGGGGTGTGGAATTGTTTCTGATATGGGGTGTGGAATTGTTTCTGATATGGGGTGTGTCTTAGGGTCTGTCTTGGTGTCTGTCCTAGTATCAAATAGAATTGAGTGTTGTTCCTTAAGATTTGCAAGTTTGGATGATATTTGCTCAATGATAACGTCAATATCACAGCAAAATTTAGTATCTTCATTATATGTATATTTAAGATTTAACATGCCTTGTTTAGCCTTGGTAAGGTCTATAATTATGCTTTTACAAGATAATATGTTTTCATTGTGTGTAAGCCGTTCGATGATATCAAATGTTCTTGTTATAACATCCCTTACAAATTTTAGAGAATTAGTCCGATTATCGGGGTATAATAAGGTACGAGATATTTTAGTGAAGAGGGTGTTTGCTTGTTTGTTTACATGTCTAACATTAATTTTCTCGTTTTTCTCTATGTATCCTATAAATTTAAGGCGAGCTATGATTTCTTCATTATTTTCCATAGCAATACTATTTATCTGATTATATAGGAGTATCTTTTTTAAAATGTATATGTGTATATTTTAAAAATATACACATATATAAATGATATTGGTAATAGTATTTACATCTTTAGTATTTTTATTAATTGGATTGTTAGTCGGTGGAAATAGAATTTTTGAAGGACTCAAAGGTGGAGGAGGTGTTGCGGGAGGTGGAGGAGGTAGAAGTGGAGATAAAAGTGATGGATCGCGTAGAAGTGGAGATAGAGGTTCAGGAACCCATCCAATATTTCCGACTGGTGAAGATCCTATAGACTTGGGTTCTATTAAATGGGGAATTCCTTACTGGTCACTTTTTGGAGATTGGTACTATCCAAACTGGAACACTTGCAACCAGAAAAAAGTCATCAATAATTGTCAGCAACAATGTGAACAAGGACAATCGCAGTGTAATGATTGTTTCACTAAAAATTGTTGAAATGAAAAAATAAATAACTATATAATAAATGAATAGTTTATATCTACAAAGGTCAATTGGAGTTCTAGGAACTCCAAAAGATGAAAGAAGTTCAAGAGATACGCAAATGCAACAAGAATACGGTCGTTGTGGTGCAAAGGAGGGTTATATGGCTGACCAATCTGTAGGAGTTACTGAAATTCCGGTTGAATATAAAAACGGTTTTGAAGAACGGTCTGTAAGAGATAAGCAGGTATTGGCAGAATTTAATCGTTGTGGTGGAAGAAAGGAGAGTTATTGTGGAGGAGGTGCTTCCATATATGATAATCCTTTTAATCCCCTTATTGCTAATGCTCAGCAAATACCAGCTTCTAAATTTAATTAGGAATGTATATATTATAATACAAGTATAGTATTATAATAAATTTATTTGTCTTGTTTACAGGTTTCGCTAAAAGCTTTAATTAATCTACCGGACGGATCATTCACATCACCTGACCATTTTGGGAGCCAGTATGGTATTTGTTCTGAGTATTTTGGGAAAATAACGTCGAAAATCATCTTGTAATAATGGGCTTCTTTACTTGGGTAAAGAGTAGAGTTGTAAAGGTAATCTGGGATAATTTGCTCGATAAATTCCTGAATTAATTTATACCAAGGTTTTTCAATACTACTAGTACCGTCAGAAAATCCTTCCTTCCGTCTCCATAAAACTTCTTTAGGTAGAAAGGGTTGTTCGCTTTTTTCTTCCACGTGGATATCACAATCAAATGCTTTTCTAAGAACGTATTTTTCGATGCCATGTTGTGGACATTTTTCGTTTACAGGTAATGCCATACACAAGTCTACAAAACGTTTATCTAGAAAAGGAACTCTGGGTTCTAACCCATTTGAAGAAATACATCTATCAGCTCTTAGAACGTCATACTTGTAAAGATTCTCAACAAGTCTCAAACTTTCTTTTTCTCCGTCATCAGGTGTTGGAGCGTTGTGAAAGTATAGGTAGCCTTGTAAAATTTCGTCCGAACCTTCTCCTGAAAAGATAACTTTTTCGTCAGAATTTTCCCGAATATATTTAGAGATTAGGTACATTCCTACACTAGCACGAATTGTAGTTATATCATATGATCCTAAAATTCTAATTACCTCTGGTATAATTGCAAACCCTTCTTGAGGTGTAAATTTCACTTCGGTATGATTGGTGCCCAGATAATCAGCTACTTTTTTAGCGTAAAACAGGTCTGTTGAACCTTCCATACCGATAGAGTATGTTCTTACTTTTCCTCGTCCCTTGATACTAGTTAGGATAGAAGTAATCAGACTGCTATCAAGACCGCCCGAAAGAAGGCACGCAATAGGTCTGTCAGAAATCAGTCTGGTTTTTACAGAGTCAATCAGAGTGTTTTTGATTAGATTGTGTATATTATCAGAGATACGGATGTCAGGGATAGATACTTTATCAATGTGTAAGTATTTTAGAATTCTGTTAGACTTATCGAGACGGTTACGGGTTGCTGTAATACCTGGTGGTAAATTATGTACCATTGTACAAAAATCAATTAGAGAATTAGGTACAGAAGAGGCGGCGAGGTCGTTTTCTGCTGTCATACCAATGTATAGAGGTCTGACTCCAATTCTGTCTCTTGCGAGGTAAACATTGTCTCCGTCAACTAGAATGATTGCAAATACACCGTAGAGGAGTTTAACGGTTTTTACAAAGCCAAATTTTTTGTAAAGGTGAATGATTACTTCACAGTCGCTGTTTGATGTACATTCGAGATTATATTCTTGACGGAGTTCTTTATGGTTGTAAATTTCTCCGTTGCACATCATAGTAATATTATTACCGGAAGTGAAAGGTTGCATACCTTCGTTAGAAAGATCATTGATAGATAATCTATGAAAGATATATATACCACTGGATTTAATAATGCAAGAAGATGCGTCTGGACCTCTTTTAGAGAGGTATTTACCAGATTGGATAATTTTATTTAAATCTTTTGGTAGAGATTTACAAAATACTGCTAAAATGCCGCACATGTTTATAAAGGATATTACAATTTTTAAGTAATAAATTGATTTTTTCAATTTAAAAATTATAAGTAGTATAAAATGAACTTATCATTTGTGCCATCGATAGATATTATAATTGGACCAGTTCAGTGTGGAAAAACATCAGAGATAATTAGGAGATTGGTGATATATTATGAGATGGATATGAAAGTATTATATATAAATAGTGTACTAGATACTAGGTCTGAACGTGCGTTTTCAACGCATAACTCAACTATAGGAAATATACCATTTACAACTATAAAATTAAGAGATTTATCAGGTTATGATGTGAGTAATTATGATGTAATAGCTGTAGACGAAGCTCAATTCTTTAATGATTTAAAGGAAGAGGTTTTGAGGTGGGTAGAAGTGGATAAAAAAATAGTGATAATTGGAGGGTTGAATGGTGATTTTAGGAGAGAGACTTTTGGGAGGATAAATGAGTTGATATCATATTGTGATAATATAACAAAGTTGAATCCGTTTTGTGTGTTGTGTAGGAAAAAGGGCGTTATGAGGATGGGGATATTTTCAAAGAGAGTAGTAGGAGTTGATGATAAATCAACTGTGTTGATAGGTGGAAAAGATGTGTATTTGCCAAGTTGTAGAGAATGTTTTAAGATGTAAAGTGAGAGTTGATTATTTTGTATAAAAAAATTATTTCTTTCGTGTTATAATAAATAATGTCAGGAAAATTTTTATTTACAGTTTTTGGGATAATAATTACGATATTTGCTTTATGCAATTTTGAGTTCAGACCTTCTATCATTGAAGGTTGGAGCGGAATGGATGGATACCGTTCTGTAACTGTTAGAAAGGTTCTAAAAGACCCTAAAACTGGTAGAGAATTTTCGGCAGGTACAGACACTGTCATAGACAGTCTTGCTTGTGGATCTAAAATTGGTGAGGGAAGCGATGTTGACCAACAACTCGGTAAAATGGGTTTGGAAAAGTATTCCAAGGAAAGATATGGACATGGTTATGAACAAAGCTATGGCCCATCTCCCTATATGAATCCCAACGGTGGAGCTTTCAACATGAACTCTGGTGCTACTGGTGGTCAATATGTGCATCAGATGGTTCCTTCGGGAGCTCCTTCTAATCCTCTGATGGGAAGTGGTTCGTTTTTCCAAACACCTCCTTACTTCCAGGCGAATTTATCTCCTAGATTTGATAACAATGGCTATGGTGCTTATATCAATTACAATCGTCCGGATCAACAGTATCTTGGATCTCCTTGTGATCCGTTGGATGCAGATCGTAGCGGACCGATGATGGGTCATCAAGAAAACTATCAAAAGACAACCCCTTTGCGGGAGAATTTTGGACAGCCAAGCTGTCAAAAAACAAACCCACCTTCTTGTGGAAAAGGTGGATATGGATTTGACAGAGCTTTTGATGAAGATTATAATGTTCCTCCTGGATATGTTAATGGAAATAAGAGTCAATTATATGAGGGTCTTCCAGGTGTCGTTGTATCAAATGCAGGAGATCCTAGCGGAGTTGACAATGCGTCAGTTCCTACTGGTTCTATTACATTGACTGATGATAGCGGTCATCCAGTTCAGTATTTAACACAGGATAGATATATGTTTACGACCAAGAAGAGTAGACTATGGGGTCTTGGTGATATGATTCGTGGCGATTTGCCTGTAACCCCTGCTACTTACGGAAACTTTGATGTGTTTCCAGTTATTGCATCGGATATCAACAGAGGTGCACTTGCAGCAATGGCTGGTTCTCGTGCATTGGACCCGGATATGGTCAAACTTATTGGACAAGTTACTGGTGGAGACTCACCAGTTGGTGGAGCATTAGTTATGGCAAATCAGGTCAATTCGGGATTATCTTCGAATTGCACTGATATTACCTTGACTGGATTTCCTTAAAAAAATTTAAAGATGTGATTACAACTAATTACCGGGTGCTTAGCTCCCGTAAAAAATAATATTAGTTATCTAACTACACGGAAGTATTTTCGTGATAAGTTTATTGATAATATGTATATGTGATATACATATTATTTAGTTATTGTTGAAGTTCCAAGTTCATTACTTTGGGTTAGGTTTTCATTTGTGAATGATAAGGCATCGTATACATCATCCGTCATTAAAGTTTTTGTCCCATGTTCTGAATTTATAATTAATGCATTTTGGATAATGTAATCTAATCTAGTATAAATTAACGCACGAATCAAAGGTATGCATTCTTCACTCACACTTTTAATTCCCGCACGTCTTGCTAGACGTATAATGCTTGGTCTGGCGATTTTCATCTTTAAACTGTAAGATATATTTTTTTAAATAGAAAGATGTGTATAATCTTATTTAAAGTTTCTAAAATGCAGATTAAACAAAATATGGAAGAGAAAGTTGAGTTAGACAAAAAAAGTAATAAAAAGAAAAAAGTTAGATACTTCGAAACCTATATTTCTAAAGTTTTAAAAACAATCACAACTGATAATGGAATAACTGTAAACGCAAAACAACAGCTTAACAGTGCTTTATGTTTAATTTGCAATTATATAAGTTTAAAAGCAAGAGAATTAGTTTTTATTTCTAAAAAAAGGACATTATCAGTCAAACAAATTAACAATTCACTGAGACTTATCATCAAGGGAGAATTTACAGATTTAGCTACAAGCCATGCTGAAAGTGCTGTTAATAAATTTTTGAATGTTGAGGAGAAACATAATTCAAGACAAAATAAGGCAGGGATTGTTTTTCCACCTTCCATATGTGAGAAATTTCTACGTAATTTTGATTATTCTAAAATAATGATAACTAGTACTTCTCCTGTCTATTTTGCTTCTATTTTGGAGTTTATAGTCAGTGATATATTGGTATTAGCCACTAAATTAGCAAAGGAAAATAATCACGTTAGAATAACTATTAGGGATTTGGAAATGGCTGTTCGTACAAATAAGGAATTATCCTCTCTATTTAATACTTGTAATATAAATTTTATAGGTGGAGGTGTATTACCCCAGATACACGAATCTCTACTTAATAAAAAACCTAGAAAGAAACGTCCCACCTCTAAATCAGAAGGAGAAACTTCTAAAAAATCTCACAGGTTTAGACCTGGTACTATATGTCTTCGGCAGATCAGAAAATTTCAAAAAACCAGTAATTGTTTAACCTTCGCAAAATTCCCCTTTGAGAAGATCGTGAGAAACCTTGTGAATGAATATAATCTTAATATGAAAATATCAAAGGATGTTTTCATATTAATCCAATATTATATAGAACAGTTTATGGTGGATTTCTTACGAGATGCTAATTCTGCTGCTATTCACACTGGTCGTGTTAAACTTATGTCTAGTGACATATTATTCATCTGTAATCTAAGAAAATATCCTTCTTTAGACATCGATGCTTTTAAAGATGACGACCTTCTCAAAAATGACGACCTTGTCGAAAACTCATTACCTGTTGATATATGCAATGAATATACCTTAGGGTCCTTATTATCCGATCAAGAATCTATATCCGATCAAGAATCTATATCCGATCAAGAATCTATATCCGATCAAGAATCTATATCCGATCAAGAATCTATATCCGATATAGAATCTGATTTTGATATCTAATTTAAACAAAAGAAAAAAAGAATAAAAATGGCTGATATTACAATACGAAGAGATTATACAAATTCTGAATTTAAATATGCAGTTCTCCAGGAAACTAATGGGGAAGAATGTGAGAGTTGGTTGTATTTTATTAGGTATCAAGGCAACGAATCATCCCTTGAACATTTAGAAAAACAACTTAATAGTGTTGATTTTTATGTTCTTGATGATATGAGTACTTTTGACATTGAGACTAAAATCCTTGTATCTGAGAAAACTGCAAAGGAGATGTCTAAAATAGATTTGAATCATTATTCTTTTCATCGTAAATTCGATGGTACTCTAAAGACAATTGATTTAGGGTTTAAAGATGGTTTTAGCAATAAAAGGAAGATAAAGAAAGCCTTTGAAATTCTGGGTTATGGAAACATTGAATCCTTTATTGATTCTGAAGATATCGACCCTGAAGATTTATGTGATGATTCTAAGAACGGGTCTGAATCTGAGACAGAGACCGAATCTGAGACCGAATCTGAGACCGAATCTGAGACTGAATCCGAGACTGAATCTGATGATGAAAAAACTGCACCTCCTCCCAGTAAAAAAACTGGAAAGCTTCCTAAAGTTTTAAGTGCTAAGAAGGTTCCTGGTGCGAATAAGGATTCTAAGGTGTCTAATTCTAATGCGAATAAGGGCAATCAAAAGCAAAATAGAAATAGAAAATAAATTAAATTTAAATCCCATATGTATGGATTTAAATCCTATAACCTGACTTGAGAAGTTTATCTATAATGTAATTTTCTATATGTTCGATTTTTACAGTGTAAGGAACTTCTATTAATGTTATACCATTTTTATTACACAAATCTCTCTTCATATAGTCTCTATATTTTTGATTATGAAAAGAGTCTTTAGTTTTATGGAAATAAGGTATATATTTGTAATGTTGTGCTCCGTTATATTCACATGCTAATTTTAACATTTCATTATAACAATCCAATTCTAGATTGAAACCAGACCCTTGATCGCTTGTAACTGAATTACGTAAAATATCAGGTCTTGCTTTATTGAAACTTACATTAAAAATGTTCTGTAGTACTCTCCGACATTCTATTTCCCCTTTACTGTCACTAGACCTAACAGGGGAACCATGGTTACTAGGTCGTCTCTTGAGATTTTGATTGTAAGTATAACTAGAGTTCCAAGTTCCTGTTTTACCTCTACGGGAGTAATAATTAATTATAATTATTAAGATGGATAAACATACAAGGAATTCAAAACCGTACTTTTCCCAAAATCTACTAAAGTCCTCAAACATTTATTTATTATAATAAATAACATTTAAGACAAATGTTATTTAAATATGAGTACAGTATAGATAAATGGAAGTATTATTTGTAAAAGATGACCAGAGTGCTGTTATTCCGGCGAAAGGAACCCCTTTCGCTGTTGGCTATGACTTGACAGCTATTTCTGTTTATAAAAAATTAAGTGACCGGACAACATTATATGACACTGGTATTAAAGTACAACCACCTTTTGGTTATTATACTGAAATTGTACCTCGCTCATCTCTAAGTAAGACAGGCTATGTTCTCAGCAACAGTGTAGGTACAATTGATAGTGATTTTAGGGGTAGATTACTTATATCTTTAACAAGGGTTGATGATGGGTTTCCTGAGTTAACTTTACCTTTTACAAGATGTCAATTGATTCTTAGGAAACACGAAGATTATACGATCCGTCAGGTAGACTCTCTTTCAGATACACAAAGGGGTTGTGGAGGTTTTGGGAGTACGGACGGTGTTGCTGCTCTGGTTAGTAATTCCCATGGGAATTTACATATGAATTCATTTTGTTAACTATGGAAATCTGAATTTTTTCACCATTGGGCATATTCCTGATAATATTAAGTGGAATAGTACCACATGTATATTCTTTTTCTGCGATTTTCAGGGGGTCTGTCATACCTTTAATATCTACAGTTGGAGGTGCACCTTTGGAAAGTTGAGCTGCGCGTTGTCCAAGTAGACGTACTTTTTCATATTTGGTAATAGGTAAAACTTGCTGCATTTTTGTATTCTATATAAAATACAAAATTTTTTTCATTTTAGTTTCGTATTGGAACTGGTTTTTTTAAATTGATTAAAAAACTTCTACTATTTAGTAAATAAAAACAATGGGAATTAAAGGCTTAAGTGCATTTTTACGAAAAGAATATCCTCAACTATTTGAATCTATCCATATCTCTCAGTATCACCATCAGAGAATTGCTATAGATACAAGTTTATTTATGTGTCAATACAAGGCTAACTATGGAAACGAAGGGTGGTTATCTGCTTTCATTAAACTAGTAGCATTACTAAGAGAAAATGAAGTTCATTGCGTATTTATTTACGACTCAGGATATCCGCCTGAGAAGGAAGCTGAGAAGAAACAGAGAATGCAATCTCGTCAAAAAATGGAGGAAAGGGTAACTAAACTAGAAAGTGTAATTGAAAAATATCATATAACTGCGGAAGTTGATCCACTCTTATTTGAGTTTCAAAATAAGAGAAAGATTACTAGTCCAAGTCTTCTTCGGGATAAGAATGGATTGGGTAGAACTATAAATATAAACGCGATAGAATATGATGTGAAAAAAATGAGGAAACAACTCTTTAATATAACAGCTCAAGACTATGAAATGACTAAGAAACTTTTCGACATTCTAGACATACCTTATTTTAACGCGCCTATGGAAGCTGAGACGATGTGTGCTGACTTGTGTATTCAAGGAAAGGTTGATGCTGTGTTAACTGAAGACACTGACGTTTTAGCCTATGGATCACATGTATTTCTAACAAAGTTTAACCCATCAGATGGGACTTGTACGAGAATTAAATATCCGGATGTATTGGATACGATGGGTTTAAATGCAGAATCTTTTCTAGATTTTTGTATTATGTGTGGTACAGATTATAATAAGAATATTAATCTAATAGGACCTGTAAAAGCTTTGAAGTTAATTACTGTACACGGCACAATTGATGAGATTTCTAAAACCGGTGTAGATGTTAGGGTGTTAAATCACGTCAGAGGTAGGGAGTTATTTCGTGGGTATGAAAAGACTAAGATTAGAGTCCCTTATTGTGGGACCCCAAATTTTACAGAATTACAGGTATTTATAGCAAAGAGGAATATAAGGACAAGTATTGATAGTTTAAGGAAGAGCTTTGTGAAGGCCGATATAGTTTTCGAAAATGATATAGTTGTGGAACAAGAGTTCGTGGAACAAGAGTTCGTGGAACAAGATGTGGTAATTGTGGAAGAGTAAACACAATTAAAAATAAAAAGTATATTTATAAATTAAATGTCTTATGCAAGTGCTTATGATATAGGTTTAAGTAAAAAACCTATAAATTCTAATTTAAGATACGAGGCATTTCCTAATGTTCTACAAACAGAAGATGAAAAACCTGTAATACAATATCCGACATCTGGAGCTGCTAACCCTAAAATATGGGGACCTTTATATTGGTATTCACTTCATAATAGCTCTGCCCATTATCCTATAAATGCAAGTCCCTTAGTAAAACAAAGGATGAAAGGTCGCATTCTTGCAATACCATATGAGATATCTTGCCGCATCTGCCAACCACATGCAAGTGCTTATATTGAGACTTTGTCTGATTCTCAATTAGATAATATTGTAAGTGCAAGGAATAACCTATTTAACTTTTATGTTGATTTTCATAACTCCGTAAATCAAAGATTAGGAAAACCTTCGTGGACTTATGAACAAGCTAGCAACTTTTATATGAGATAAGAGGTTGCTAGAAAATGTTATTTATATAGATTCTCTCTATATAAATAAAAATGGAGAGGTGTAGTTATTTTATACCTGAGAAAGCTCTCTTTGGAAGCTTTCCTGAACAAAAAATCGTTGAACAACTAGAGGACCTCGGAGTCCGATATTTTATTGACCTTACGTATGATCACGAGGAAAAAACAGTGCCCTATAAAACCAAATATGTATACATAAAATACCCTATCCTTGATAGGAATATTCCTGAAGACTGGAAAAGCTTCTCACAACTTATTATTAAAATATATCACATCCTAAGAAATTTAAAACCAACAGAAAAAATATATGTAAATTGTAGGGGAGGTCATGGGCGTTCAGGTATCTTAGTAGCATGCATCCTCTGCTACTACTATGAAATTTCCCCTGAAGAATCCCTCAAACAAACATCTAAATATCACTCTAATCGACCCATTATGCGCGATAAATGGAGAAAGATCGGATCACCTCAAGGAAAAAGACAGAAAGATTTTGTATTTAAATTCTTTAGACCTTTAAAATTTAATAAACCTGAAAATATCGGATTTACAGCTGGCATGAGTAATTTAACAAATCACACTGTTACCATTCCTGACGTGGGAACTTTCCCAAATGCTCACACTGCATTCCAAGCTTACAGGGACATTAACAATAAGGAATATATCCAAAAATTAATTACCGGTACATTTTCTCCCGAAGATATCAATGAGAATAACATGCATTGGGAAGATCACAAGGTTGACTATATGTATAAAGTACTACGATACAAGTTTCTAGAACACCAGGATTTATACACAAATTTAATTAATACAGGGTTAAGACCTCTGGTTAAAATATCTCAAGATTCATTCTGGGGAGATGCAGGGAATTGCCAAGGTATGAATGTTCACGGAAAATTATTGAGTAGATTACGTTCAGAATTCTTATATGAAGAATTTCATTCTACATAGGATTTAATTGAGGATTCTTATTCAACACTATTTTAGGTTTTGCAACATTTTCAACCGGTTGCAAAACTTCTTCTAATTGAACCTGTTTAGTAATACTAACAGCCTTGCTAGGAGTCTTATCTTCAACTTTCAAAGGTTTTAAGAGTTTTTGGGAATCTTTATATATCGGATCATTCATATGTATAAATTTTGTATTACTTAATAAAACTCTCATACTAGTATTACAAGTTGAACCAAGTTTCGCATATTCATAACTCATTTATAATATTAAAATATAAAAATATAACATACTAAATAAAAATGTCTACTCTCCGATATTTCGAATTTGATTCTACCTACAGAAACCGCACCCAATACCCTAACCCTGCTGAATTTATCATTGATATCGCACAATCCGGCCAAAAATCCCGAGAACAAGCTCTTGACCCTGTATCCGACTGTTCTCCCGTTTACGAATGGAATAACTCTTTCCAAGAACTTTACACCTCTAATACCATCGGAACTATCACAATGAGCCCGGTTGTAGCAGAATCAATGATTAATAATAATACTTTTCAAATAACTGTTCCTAGTGCATCCTCAATCGGTCCTGGAGGTTTTAGACAAGTTAATAATTTCTACAATGGTGCTTCAATCTATATTGTCGTAAACACAATCACTTACTCAAGACGCATCGTCACCTATAATTATCTAAATTTAACAAACGCTATCATTTCCCTTGATTCTCCCATGGAAGATATCGCATTCACATCCGGACAAACAGCTACTATCTCTAACCCAACTCCCCTATCAACCGCTACAGCCTCTTCCGTCATACAATTCTTTATCCCTGGAGGACCTATGATTGAAAATTATTATGTCAACTATTATATACAAGTTCTACAAAGTGCTACCATCAATGTAGCACCCTACTACTCTAAAATCATGTACTATAACGGCACCACAAGAATGGCAACTTTATCTGGTCCTACCGGTCAAGACTGGTCTTCCGTAAATGCTAATGCTAATTTTTGTATCAGAAAAACCATTCCAGATAACACAAGCTCCATATCTACCATCACTACCGGCTTTATATACGGAATAAATTCCAATGGCACCTCTCTACAACTTGACGTCTCCCAAATTGCTAATAAACCATCTGGCACTTA